GTTAGGTAGAGAGTTATTAATTCCAAAAGGATTTAAACCAACAAGACAGCAATTAAATTTGATGTCATATGAATCTCTTGAAAAATTTATTGAAAATAATGGAATAGAATCAATCATTCATTGTGCTGCAAAAGTTGGTGGAGTAAAAGCAAACAATGATTATCCTCATGATTTTTTTATTGAAAATTTACAATTAAATACAAATATTTTAAGAGCATGTGATCAATACAAATTAAAAAATTGTATTTTTATACTGTCTACTTGTATTTTTCCAGAACATGCTCCTCTTCCTCTAAAAGAAGAAAACATAAACGATGGAGAACCACATCCCACTAATTTTGGGTATGCTTATGCAAAAAGAATTTTGGAAATTGGTGCAAGGACTTTAAACCAACAATATGGATTAAAGAGTACATGCATTATTCCTTGTAATTTGTACGGTAAATATGATAACTATAATTTAAATACGGGACATGTTATTCCCAATCTAATACACAAATGTTATATTGCAAAACAAACAAACACACCATTTGTTATATGGGGAAGTGGGGAAGAAGAACGAGAATTTATGTTTGCTGATGATTTTGCTCGTATTTTAGAAAAAATGCATATGCAAAATAATCTACCTCAAAATATTATTGTATCACCAGAAGAAAACTATAAAATATCAAATATAGTGGATATTATTGTTCGTAAATTTAAATTTACAGGACAGATAGTTTATACAAAAGAAAAAGGTGCTGGTGTATTTAAAAAACCAACCTGTAATAAAATATTCAGAACTTATTTTCCTGATTTTAAATTCACTTCCATAGAAGATGGATTATCACATAATATTGATTACTTTATAAATAATATAAACAGAGTGAGAAATTAATGTCATATTTTACAAGAACTTCAAATCCGTTATTAACTATTTTATTACCAAGTCGTAATAGATTTGATATGTGTATAAATACAATAAATTCATTTGCAGATACATGTATTGATAAATCAAATTTAGAAATAATTATTAAATTTGATACCGATGACGAGAGTTCTTTGTCACGGATAGATGAGATACGAAAAGATGTAAATATTAAATATATTATTTCCGACAGGTTGCGTGGTTATTTTTCATTACATCATTTTTGCAATGAAATGTTAAAACAATCAACTGGTGATTGGATATTAATGGTAAATGATGATTCTTTGATGACAACTCATGGTTGGGATGTATTGTTAGAAAAAGTTTCTCCTTTAACCCATAAATCTATACATGGACATTATTCTGGATCTGATAAGCATCTACCAATACATCAAAGATATAATAAATTTGAAGGAAATAATAATCTTGCATTATTAAATTTAAATTTAATGAATGCCTATACAACTACATTTCCTGTAGTACGAACTGATATTTGCAAAAAATTAGGTTATTTTACTTTACATCCACACAACGATGCATTTTTAAATGATGTCTATCATAGATTACATGCAAGTTTAAATGTTCCTGAGATAAAAATGCGTCATCTCTGTAATGAAGTGTCCGATCAAACAAGAAAAGAAACTGCCGCTGCTCAGGGTTCAAGTATGGGTGACTTTAGTTATGGAGTTTGTGAACAAACTGCAATAAAAATAAAGGAATTACTCGATGAAAATTGCCATAATAGTATTATCAGCTGATGGAAAATTTAAAAATTTAGTAGAAGGAATACGACAAACTTGGGGCTCTATAAAAAATGTAGATGTGGACATTTATTATAATTACGCATGGAGATGGGAACCTAATGTTCCCAGACCTCCTGCGGGTGAAACTCATCTATACGATGATAATATTATTTCTGGTTATGATGAAAACTTAGGAAACATTCATAGAAAAACTTTAGATTGTTTTGATTGGTTAGTAAAAAACAAAACATATGATTATATTTTTAGATGTTGCTGTGGTTCGTATATCATACAGGAAAATTTAATTAAATTCTTAAAAGATAAACCAAGAAGTAATTACTATTGCGGAATGTTAGGTGAAACAAAATGGGGGAAGTTTTGTTCTGGAGCTGGATATTTTTTAAGTTGGGATTTAGTTATGGATATGGCAAAAAATAAAAATAAAGTTCCAGATGTTATGATTGATGATGTTAATTTTGGTCATTATTTAACAAAATATAAACACATAACTCCAATAAGTGGTTATAGGTGGGATTATGATCAGGGGACAGAAAATATTAATTGTTTAATGACATCAGAAACTAGTGGTTGGGATCCTCCAGATGGATTGAATCCAACTAAAGAATCTCTCGGGTATCACTATCATTACCATATACGACATGATTATACCGCATCTTGTTTTTATAAACTTCATAATTTATACTTAGAAAATAAAACTTGTTGACATCAGCATAAAAGATGGTAACATAACCATATAAATTTAACTTTAAACAAATTGAATAAAAATGATAATCGAAACAAATGAAGTAAACATAAATCAAGAAATAGAGAAGATAGTTTTAAACAATAAAGATGGGTATATTCAAGCAATTCTTTCTTTTTGCGAAGAGAAAAACATTGATCCATCTTATGTTGCCAAGCATCTTTCCAAACCAATAATCGAAAAAATAAGAGCAGAAGGTGAAACGATTAATCTTCTTCCAAAATCTGCTCGTCTGCCTCTATAAATACACTTGACACAGCAGAACTCTCTGCTATACTACACACATCGTTTTACACAGCGTACACATCGTACAAGGAGAACATATGTCTTTTCAGAATCTTAAGAAGAACTCGCAATCAACTATTTCCCGTTTGACTCAAGAATTGGACAAGTTGAACAAGGGAAGCGAGTCGTATAAGGATGATCGCTTTTGGAAGCCTGAAGTCGATCAAGCAGGAAACGGATTTGCAGTAATTCGCTTCCTCCCCGCAGTTGATGGTGAAGATGTTCCGTGGACTCGCATCTTTACTCATGGGTTTAAGGGCCCAGGCGGTTGGTACATTGAGAATTCACTAACCACAATTGGTAAGAAGGATCCTGTCTCTGAGATGAATACTGTTCTTTGGAACAGTGGTAATGAGAAGGATAAGGAGATTGCCCGTGAGCGTAAGCGCAAGTTGTCGTACATTGCGAACATTCTCGTTGTTTCCGATCCAAAGCATCCCGAAAATGAAGGGAAGATTTTCCTCTTCAAGTTCGGTAAGAAGATCTTCGATAAGATCATGGAAAAGATTCAACCCGAATTTGCGGACGATCAAGCAGTAAATGTGTTTGACTTTTGGCAAGGTGCAAACTTCAAGTTGAAGATTCGCAAGGTTGCAGGATACACCAATTACGACAAGAGTGAGTTTGATACTCCATCTCCTGTCCTTGACGGTGATGATGCAAAGTTGGAAGCACTTTGGAAGAAGCAGTACGCTCTTAAGGAGTTTAACGATCCTTCTTCGTTTAAGTCATACGAAGAACTCAAGGCTCGCCTTGATGAAGTTTTGAAGGGTGATGCAAAGATCACCTCCAAGACTGCGGAATCATTTGATGATTTTGATGATGAAGATTCCGCTCCAAAGTCTAAGTCCGCTCCTGCTATGAAGCAGAAAACTCCTCCGAATGTTTCAGAGGAGTCAGAGGATGAGGAAGAGGAAAGTGCGCTTGACTACTTCAAGAAGTTGGCGCAAGATGACTGAGCGTTAAACAACGCTATTTCGGAGAAAACCCCGCGAAAGCGGGGTTATTCTTTTAGGCAATACCTGTTCTCATATTCTTTTCTAGGATCATTTCAAACACAGTATCGAAAGTTCTTGCAAGATCAGTTTGATACTGGAAGTTTACACCATCTCCGCTACTGGTTGTTCCTTTAGTGTTATTTACATTGTTTATTATAAGTGGTGCTTGAGAAGTTTGAGATGCTTCTTTTTCTTCAAAATAGGAATTACGCATTGCCATTGTTGCTTTTTCCGACATGTTTATTGCCTCTGGTTTTTCACTAATTACATACTTATCCAAAGGAACAATTGCTTCTGGTTTCATATTTTCAGAAATATTTGCAAATACGCCAGCATCTGATTTTGGTATTACTACACCACCCTCTGCTAATTGAGGGATGTTTTTCAAAGAATCAAATAAACTGGATGGGAATGAAGAATCAACATCAGACATTTGACTGAAACTTACATTCTTATCTGTAAATGGCCATACCCCTGTTGTTGTACCTATAGACCATTTGCCATTCATTTCCATAGGTTTGTAACCACCAAGCACACCCATCAGAGCATCTTTGATTACTATCTGAGGTTCATCTTTCATTATCTTATAATAAAGTTGTCCATCTCTACGCATAAAATGCTGTAGTAGTGGATATTCTTCATATAATTTTTCAATATCGGTTTCTGTTAATCCTTCATATCTTGCAGCTTTTAATGTTTTATCTGCTCTTTGTGGTAATAATTTCTTACCGATGTCTATAATCAGACCTTTTGCTGTTTC